CGTGCTAGAAATGCCAGTGCATTAGATAGAATTAACGTAGCACGTTTGATTGTATACCTACGTAGACAATTAAATCAATTAGCTAAACCTTACTTGTTTGAACCTAATGACAAGTTAACACGAGATGAGATTAAAAATGCCTGCGAAAGTCTAATGTTGGAGTTAGTAGGACAACGTGCGTTATACGACTTCTTAGTAGTATGTGATGAATCTAACAACACACCTGCTAGAATTGATCGTAACGAATTACACGTAGATATTGCGATTGAGCCAGTTAAAGCAGTGGAGTTTATCTACATTCCATTGAGAATTAAGAATACTGGTGAAATTGCAGCTCTAGGTTAATTGATAAATACTACGACGGAGAACATAAATGTCATCAGCAACATTATCAAAATTTACAGTGCCCTTAGATGGTTCGCAACCACAGGGCATGTTGCATCCAAAACTAAAATATAGATTTCGTGTAACATTTGAAAACTTCGGTGCTAAAGGAACAGCTACCACCGAACTTACTAAACAGGTAGTATCTTTCGCTAGACCTACAATCCAGTTCGAAGCTATTGAACTGCCAACATATAACTCAAGAATTTATGTTGCTGGTCGACATGCGTGGCAAACTGTGGCAACAACACTACGTGACGATGCCACAGGCCAAGTTTCTAAACTAATTGGCCAACAGGTGCAAAAGCAATTTGACTTCTTTGAAATGTCAAGTGCTGCCGCTGGTATTGACTATAAGTTTATGACACGCTTTCAAATGTTAGACGGTGGTAACGGAAACAACGCACCCACAGTTCTTGAAGAATGGGAACTATATGGTTGCTACCTAGAGAACGTTAACTACCAAGAAATGAACTATGGCACTAACGAAGCTATGACAATTCAAATGACTATCAAGTTTGATAACGCTAACCAGAAAGGCGCAAATGCTGGTATTGGTTCCGCAGTTACAAGAAGCGTCGGAACTAACGCTACAGGTGTTGGTAGTTAATAGTAAACTAACTCATAGTTACATAAAAAGGCTGATTCGTTCAGCCTTTTTTATTTTGTAAAACTGGGTTTTTTATTTGAATAAATAATTGTATGGCAAATAAATTAAATGGCTTTTTATCAGGGATTACAAACCCCGGTGGACAAATGCGCGATTTTCAACACGCGGCAAGAACATTCTCAGATGACACGTTTCGTCTGGCTCCTAAGCACAAACATTTATTTCACGTATGTCTTAAAGTTAATACAGCCGCTTATAAGATTCCGTCGTTATTATTGCAAAACCAAAACGAGGTAAACTTACTGGTTAAAAGTGTATCATTACCAAGTTTTACCATTCAAACTGACACAGTTAATCAGTATAATAGAATTAAACATGTTCAAACAAAACAAAGTTTTCAACCAGTAACTATCAAATTTCATGACGACAACTACAGTGTTATAAATCGATTATGGCAGAATTATTATAGCTACTATTATGCAACACCCAGCACGGCCAACGTATCGGGCAGTTATAAAAGAAATGCCATGGAGCGTGGAACTCCGTATAGATACGGCTTAGACAACGACAGTTCTTATCCATTCTTCCCCAGCATTATAGTTTATCAGATGGCCAGGCAAGAATTTGTCAGCTACGAATTAATAAACCCTTTAGTGAAATCTTGGGCGTTTGACACAGTTGATTATAATTCCGGACAGCCTCAAGAATGCACAATGACATTTGATTACGAAGCTGTAAAATTTGGCAGCGGCAGAGTTCAACCGGGCAATCCATTAGGATTTGCGCTAGATCATTATGATCGCACCCCAAGTCCGTTGTCAGTAGCAGGTGGCGGCACACCTACACTATTAGGCCCAGGTGGTGTATTGTCCGGGATAGCAGATGTGTTTGGCGATATTTCGTCAGGACGTTTTAAAGAAAGTCCGTTAGACTTTTTATCCACAGCAATTAGCGCAGTTAACACTTACCAGAACGCAAAAAAACTAACTTCAGCAGGATTAAAAACTGAAGGTAGATCTATTATCAATTCCACAGTCACTGGCACTATTAACCAAGTTGCCAATGAAATTGTGCAAAATAGAACTGGTGGTCTTAACAAAATTGTAGTGAAAGTCGTCGGGCAAGAAGAAGACACTACCAAAGCCACACAAAGGAATTTACCTTAAATGAGCAGTTTACCTAGTTCACAAACCACTGCTGTTGATTCTAGCACCGCAGTTAAGACATTTTTTGACAGCTATTTTTTACAACAAATTAGTTTTGCGTCAAACGAAATAGATGCAGTAGTTGGATTTTTTCAAAAAAGAGGATTTGATCAAGACGCTGCTCAGTCCACTGCTATCAGTATTCTTACTCAGGCAAAATTTGAAAACATTAAGCCTTTTGCAGTAATTGATACTCTTAAGGGACTAACTGATGTGCAATTAAGCAGAGTGGTTACAGAAGTTCTAAATACAAAAAGAGAAGCAACTAGTGCGCTAGGATATAGCATACCTTACACTGCTAATAATTTTGAATCTAGAAATATACGCCCATGAGTAGATTTGCTAGGGGGAAGTTTGTTCCTACTCGCCCTGAGAAATACGTAGGAAATCGCAGTCCTACATACAGAAGCAGTTGGGAATGGGCCTTTATGCGGTTTTGCGACACTAACGAAAGCATATTAAAATGGGCCAGTGAAGCAGTTCAGATTCCCTACAGAGACCCTACTACAAATCGCAACACAGTCTACATCCCGGACTTCTTTATACAATATGTAGATAAGAACGGAAAGATACTAACTGAGCTGATAGAAGTAAAACCCCAGAATCAAACAATATTAGAAAAAGTAGGAAAAAACGTAAACAATCAAATCCAGTATGTTAAGAATCAAGCTAAATGGGCAGCGGCCAGCAACTGGTGTAAAGGACAGGGCATACGCTTTAGAGTGCTCAATGAGCAAGATTTATTCTACGGAAGTGCCAAAAAGCGATAAGTAATAATATGAAAAAACTCGAAGAAATTCTAAATTTACCAGAGAATAAGAAAGACATTAAAAAAGCAGAAAAAGAAAATCTGGCTGCCGATTCACATGCATTGCTACGTGATATATCAGAATACGATAAGATTGCCGCAGCACTGCCAATGGTCAAAGGTCTAGGTGACATCGGAGACAAAGAGCTAGATGATCTAGCACAGCGAGCCACAGATGCCTATGATGACTTAATGGATCTAGGCATGAACGTAGAAGCACGTTATAGCGGAAGAATATTTGAAGTTGCAGGCACTATGTTAAAAAATGCCATCGATGCTAAGTCAGCTAAGTTAGATAAAAAACTTAAAATGATTGAACTGCAATTAAAGAAGCAAAAGTTAGACCAAGAAATTAACCCAGAAGATAACGCAATTCAAGGGCAGGGAGTCATAATCAGTGACCGAAATAGCTTGGTGGAAAAACTTAAGAATATGAAATAAATATACTGTCAGGAATTGTCACATGAAATCATTTCAAGAATATATTGCCGAGAGCAAAAAAACTTATCCGTTTACTATAAAAGTATGTGGAGACTTGTCAGAGTCTGCAGATAAAATTATGAAGAGTGCCATGCACCGTTTTACAGTAAACAAACTCAGTAAAGGTAAAAAAACACCGATACAATCAATGCCCTTGGATTTTCCAGGTCAGTCAAATGCAGAAGTTCATGTGTTTGAAGTTGACCTACAATATCCTACTACCAGTGCAGTATTAACAGAATTACTGGCAGACCAATTACAAATTAGTCCAGCAAAAATTAGAGTTAGAACTCCGGGTGAGATGGCAGAAATGGCCTTGAATTTAGAACACAATCAAGCCAGTGACGAAAGTTTCTTACTAAAAGACTATGCTGATGAAAACAATCAAGACTTGGTTGGACAGAAGCATGTGGTAAGCTTCTTAAAAGAATTAGGCAAACAAGAACACACACTACAACCAGTTGCTGGTGTAAACGATCAACTACTGGCTAAAACTGTTCCAACAGAATCGGCAGGTAAAACGGCAGACGTAAAGCCAGGCATTAGTCCGGTAGGGTCACGTCAAAACAAGATCCCCGACCCCTACAAAGGAAAATAAAATGAACTTCAATGAGCTTTATAGAAAAATTGCGGCAATAGATAAAAAGACAAACGATGACATCATCGAAGCGTGTGGCATGGGACCTATGACTAGTCCAATGTCCAGTCCAATGCCTCAGCAAGACAATGTTAACATGAATGTTAACATGAGCGGCAGCGGCGCCGGCGGCATTCGCGACTTAATGTCAATTCTTAAAAATATTGAAAACAATAGTGAGCACGGCGGACAAGAGATAATGCCTGGTATTGATTCAGTCAGCATTGCTACTCCAGGCGCCATGGATGACATGGATGACATGGGTGCAGACGGTAGCGATGAATTAGCACAAATGTTAAAATTAACCGGCCAAGACGACAGCGGCAGTGACGATGGCATGTCAAATAAAAATATGTTACCGGGCAATGACAGCGGCACCGACGGTCCAGGATTAGACGACGAGCCCATGGATGGACCAGAAGAAGAACCTAAAGATAAACCAGAAGATGAGTCTTTTGCCAACGAGCCTGATCAAAATTACAACGACATAGGCGCAGTTACCACTGATGCTGGCGGTGGCCTTAATGGTTCAAAACAACAAATCAAACAAGGGTCTACTGCCGGCAACAATCCATTGCCAGAATCAGTAAAACGCCGATTAGAAGCAAAGTATCAACAGTATAGATAATATATCATCATTGTCCAAAGCGGGCTTCGGCCCGCTTTGTTATTTGTAAATACAGTATGTCTTCAAAATCATTAGATGGCGTTTTAGTTAAACGTGCTCATAAAAAAGAAACTTTTACAGAACAAAATGTAAAAGAATTATTGGAATGTTCTGATCCGGTTGCCGGCTATCATTACTTTACCAATAACTTTTTCTATATACAACACCCTGTCAAAGGCAAGTTGTTGTTTGATCCTTTTGGATTTCAAACACGTCTATTAGACGCTTATCACAATCACAGATTTACTATAAACATGCTGCCCCGCCAGATGGGCAAGACTACCACAGCAGCCGGGTATTTGTTATGGTATGCAATGTTTAATCCAGATCAAACTATTTTGATTGCCGCACACAAATACACAGGCTCACAGGAGATTATGCAACGTATTCGATATGCATATGAATTGTGTCCCGATCATATCCGTTGCGGCGTGACAAACTATAACAAAGGCAGCATAGAATTTGACAATGGCAGTCGTATTGTATCAAGCACCACTACTGAAAATACTGGTCGTGGTATGTCTATCTCTTTGTTATACTGTGACGAGTTTGCCTTTGTGCAACCTAACATTGCCACAGAATTCTGGACTTCTATTTCACCTACACTGGCCACAGGTGGTCGTGCTATTATTACCAGCACACCGAACAGTGACGAAGATGAGTTTAGTAGAATATGGAAAGAAGCCAGTAATAAGTTTGATGAGTTTGGCAATGAACGTCCTGGAGGAATAGGCAGCAACGGGTTCCATCCGTTTACATGCCAATGGAATGAACACCCTGATAGAGACGAAGCATGGGCAAAACAAGAACAAAGTCGCATAGGTGAAGAACGTTTCCGTCGTGAATATAATTGCGAATTCTTGATCTTTGATGAAACACTGATCAACAGCATGTGCCTAGCTGGACTAGAAGGACAAGAACCAGTAATGAAAATGGGGCAGGTCCGATGGTATAAGAAACCCACTGCTGGAAATATATATGTTGTCAGCTTAGACCCTGCATTAGGCACCGGTGGCAACTACAGTGCCATTGAAGTAATAGAATTACCTAGCTTTGATCAGGTGGCAGAATGGCATCATAATGAAACACCAATACAAGGTCAAATACGTATTATAAAAGAAATATTAACTTATATTTCTACTACAATAGGTCCTGAAAATGCCAATGACATTTATTGGTCAATTGAAAATAACACTATAGGTGAAGCTGGACTAGTAGTGATTAAAGATCTAGGGGAAGAATCTTTTCCTGGATTATTTGTCAGCGAACCTATTAGAAAAGGACATGTGCGTAGATTCCGTAAAGGTTTTAACACCACACACAAGAGTAAAATTGGTGCGTGTGCTAGGTTAAAACATTTAATTGAATCAAACACTATTAAAATAAAATCAAAACCCCTTATTACAGAGCTAAAAGCCTTTATTGCATCGGGCGTAACATTTAAAGCAAAAGTCGGCGAATATGACGATTTAGTATCCAGTATGCTGTTAAGTGTGCGTATGACACAGATTTTAGCTGACTGGGATCCCAGGGTTTTTGAACGTATAAGCTCTAGAGACGCTTGGGAAGATGAGGATTTTGATCCCCCAATGCCGATATTTGTTTCTAGCACTATCTGATAAATATGAAATATGGAAACTAATTTAAATCGTGTGGCTACTGACTTGATCGACAAGATTGGAGACTTTCCTAACCTTGAATACAAGGATAGGGATAATCAATCAATTCCTCCTACAATGGACGATCAAATAGAAAATGCCAGAATTTTTGACTTTAATTTTGCCCGTGACGGCATAGACTTTGGACCTGTTACTATCACAATAGGTGACCAAGACGGCCTGCAAATTAAAACTTACAGTGACCCTGTAGAAGGTAAAAGCAACAGAGAACAAGACATATGGTATGATTTTATCAAAAGTATGAGCGAGTTTGCTACAGAGCACGTTATTAAATTTAAGGGACCTAAAATTGTCACCAAAAAAATTATGCCAAAAACAGAAGTCGGAGAAAGCAAAATGACAGAGTCAAAATTAGTAGGCACTAGCAAAACCAGTTATCAAGACCTAGGCGAAGCTACCCTGATAGTCAAGCATACTAGACCAATTAACTATGATGCAGCCAACGGAAGAACACAGCACATTGAAAGTATTTTTATTGAAAATGCTGCCGGTGAAAGATTCCGTTATCCTTACAAACATTTAAACGGAGCTCGTGCGTTGGCAACACACATCATCGGCGGTGGCACACCATATGATGACGTAGGTCAATACATGATCGGCCTGTCAGAAGAACTTAACAAACTAAGAATGTTTAAAGGTTACGTTACACGTAGTCCTATGGTTTCAGAAGCCATGGGTGCTGTTACTAACAAAGTGTTTGAAAGAATTGAAGGTATTAAAAAAGAGATTCACAGCCTACAAAGTAAAAAATATTATGCTGAGTGGGTTGAAGGATTCAACAAAGCAGAGTCAAGAGAAATCCCTGATGATATTAAAAATGAATGGATTGATCGTTTAACTATCAAAACATTTAATGAAGAATTAACTTCCGTATTTCCTTATTTGTTTAACATCATTGAAGAATCAGACCTCCCAACAAAGAATATTAGTGCAGACGATATTCTAGGCAGTATTCAACAAGTTCAAGAATTTAATGAACCAGATAGAGAAATACAAGAACTAATAGACTTAGAAAACTTTGTAGATAACATTGTTAAAGAAGATGCCG